TCACCCCTCCTTACTTTCCGCTTTAACTTCACTCATTATTCTCTCTCCCATTGTTTGCGGTCTTTAATATGACCTTCTAAAACAGCTTGAGAGATACGAATCTTTTTAATCTCAAAACCGAAATTACCCTTTAAAATCATTTCATTTGCTAGCTTTTTCACCTGCTCAATTTCATCCACTGAGAAGTAAGCAGTATCATCAAAGCCGAGCCAAAACAGCTCTCTGGTTTTATAACAATCCACCTTTTCGGCATCTTCAAATTTTTGACGAACCTCTCGGCATTCCGACTCGATAAAGCGAACATCATCAAGACTTAGATTTTCAAAGCGCACGTCAAATGACTCCATTAACGTGCGTAAATCTAGACCACCGTCTTTGAAAGCCTTGTCGAACAATGCGTGAATTCTACTCATCCCTCAGCCCCCGATTCGCTTGCTTCTAAAAACTTCAAGTTTTCTGCAACTGCATTTTCAGCTTCGGCTTTTGAAGCGAATTGAAGAATTTCAAAGTTATCTTCATCTTTATAGATATTTGCAAAATATACTTTTGTTGACTCAGTACGTTGCCATTTTTGCAACTCAAGCACTTCTCCCTTATCTATTTCAATGTCATATTCGAAAGGGCAATCAACTACATAATCTGAGCCTTCCAAATAATATGTATCAGTAAGCTTTTGTTGAGTATCTGGCACCGCCTGAGCTTTGGCTTTTTGCCACAGTTCCCACTTCTCTTGCATGTAGCTATCAACATATCTCCCTACATAGTGCTGTTCATCTTCGCCAAGGTCATTTGAATCAAATCTTTCGAATAAGCTTGCCGGAGTAGCGCAGGGTCTTTTATTTAATTCAAATAGCTCAAATGCCTCTCTTTCCTTATTCAAATCTGTCATGCTGCTGCTCCTTAGCTCGGTCTTTTATTGAATTTGTCGAACGTTTGCATGAACTGATCAACACTAAATTGAATTGTTTTCTTGGCATTGTGCGGTTCAAATTGAGCAGCATATAGAGCCATACCAAGCCACATTACTGAGAATGTGAAAACCTTTGCTGAGTCTTTATCTTGGCTATTCATTTCATCAACCATAGGGCTAATAATCTTCTTAAAGATTTCCTCAGCGATTTGGTCAGAGGTACCGCTAATTGTGTTTAATTCAATTTTTTTCATGCTGCCGTCTCCATATACTTATCTGCCAAATCATGCATTAGTAGGTTTCCAGAACCTGATTCATACCAAATACCTAATTGGCCGTTTAATCTAAATCTCAAAAGTTCGTTTTGTTCGGTCTTGCTGTAGACGTCTGCGCCTTGATCTACTAGCCATTCTTTAAAGTGCTCTAGTTCGAATGTGCTAAGAGCCATACGGTTTTTATAACTTCGGTTGCTGCCATACCGACTTCTTAATATTTGCCAGTCGTTCATTCTGCCACCTTCAGTGTTTTAATTGCGTCATCTATAGCTTTGTTGAATTTACGAACATCTTGCTCTAATGCTTCGATAGCCAAGTCTTTAGCAAAGACGCGAATAATAATGATCTGTAGTCCTTCTGGCAGACGTGGGTCATAACTCACAAAGTCACACCATTCACGACGAGTACAAGCCAATTGACTAGTGATTTGAGGGATGTACTCATCTGGTACCTGCTTAGTCAGAAGGGTATTCAAATGCGTTGTAGTGTCTGGGCACTTAACTTCGATTTGCCCGTTATCACTTACAAGCCCATCCGGTGAAGCTCCGAACATTTCAATGAAAGGATGGTCAATTAAACCCGTACCAACTACAAAGTTACCCGTTTCATTTTCATAAGCTGCTATTGCATGAGGCTCGTTATCGATACCCCATTGCATAGCTTGGTTTGTGAATATTTCCTTCTGAACGCCAGTGAGGCGCTCAGCTAGAATTGTTAAACCCAATGCATTTAAAGCTTTGCCCTTATTAGGCTTTGCATTTAAATCCTTTACTCGGCTTGCTGTGACTTTGCCACAGCGTTCCGAGTGCCAATCTTCACTACGCTGGAGAATGTTCATAGGTTTCTCCTTGGCGCTGTAAAGCTTGATCAGCAAACTGAGCAATTTCTTTTAAGCTAATTGAGTGAACTTCCCAAAGGTGCTTTTTAAGATTTCCCTTTGGAATAGCTACATAAGCAGCTTGCAAACGTTCAGTACCGTATTGAGCTTCTGATTTAAGCGTAGCTAAATGTTCGTCTTCAAATGCTTGGTAGCCTTCTGGCACTTCACTAGTCACATCCTTAATAGGTTGTCCACTTTCAGCAATACGTTCCGCTTCGTCTTGATCGTGAATACCAACAAAACCAAAAGCCAAGCGTGCACATTGAATAGTTGCCTTGTGACGCAAGAAGCGAGAAGGGTGACTCTGCCATGGACCTTCAACTGTGTAACCAGATTTCGCTTTAAAAGGTGCGCGATAACACTCCGCTAAATACTCGCGAACAACAGTAGGGTGGTCACGATCTTTACGATAGATAATGCATTCAACCCATTCAGGTGCAGCAACTTTCGCGCCTTCCATCTGAACCATATTTTCTGAAAACTTAAATTCCATACCATTAAAATTAGAGTTTCCGTTAATGATTCGAGACCAGCCATCTACGCCAACAACTGGAATAATCCCTTTGTTTTTATCTGGGAAAGCGTAAATCTCTTTGGTCCATGGGTTCAGCTTATATTGACCAGCAACAATCAAAAGAGAAGCCATTTGTGCATCAGTTGCAGGTGTTTCAGTACGGAAAGCTGTTTGAATCAGTGTTTCCTTTAACTCTTGTGGATTAACATTAACCAAGCCAAGAGTTTCAGCAACGTTTGCAATCTGTGTAGTAATAAGTGTTCCGTTTGCTGGCGCATTCATAATCTTCTCCTAATCCTCTTCGCGTTCTAACTGAGCAATAAAGTCTTCTTCAGATGGCAAATTATCTAAATCAAATGATTCCAAGAACTTCACTTGGTAGTAACCTTCATCGCTATCTGGTGAAGTAACAGATGCAAACCTTTCGCTGCTATCTAATGGGGCTTTATTGAAGCCCTGAAAAACTTCAAAAGTGTTTTTATCTAGGTCAATTACATAAGCCCATTCGCAAAATAGCGATTCAGCAGCAAATTCAAGATATTTGCGCATTGGAATAGGTGATTCAGAATTTTGGATAATCCCCAAAATGTCTGATCCAGCACCACGTGAAAGAGAAGGGTGATTTGCTGCAAAGCGCTTAGATACATCATAGTCAACATAACCATCATCACGAGTATTGCCAGCATCTCTGTACCAAGCTTTAACTTGCTCATCGGTAGGTTCAAAGATGTTGTCTAGCTTCTGAATAAAAAGAGCTTTATTAAATTCTCCTTTTAAGAACTCTAATATTCCAGCACCTTGACCACTTGGATAACCATCCCATTGACCGTATTTTGCAACTTTGTATTCATTGTTGTGCTGCACACAAATTAAATATCTAGTTCCCATCACCCACCTCTCAACTCATTTCTAATTTCTGCTAATCTTTTTAACGCTTCACTTAAGTAGGCGATTTTTGTCTTAATAGAAAACTGATCACCTAGCTCTAATTGGATTTGTTCAGTACCTCGGCCCACATAACGCAAGTGAATCCAATTGCCGCCATCAGTGATGACTGTATCTTTCTCACTAGAAAGTGGGAGCAGGGCATTTACAGAATCTTTAATAAGAGCTTGAAGTCTTGATACTTCGATAATTTCAGGATGTGCATTCATAACATTCACCATGGAGCGCTTAAATGCGCTCTCTAATCCCTGATTCGATAAGATCTTTAATCTCAACTACGTCCAAACGATCAACGTAAGCCAATACCTCGCCATCTTCGTCATAAACGCGAATGTCTTTAATCTCGTTAATTTCAACTTCACGCCAAGCTTGATAGCCGTTGCCATCAATTGAATACTGAGCATCAAAATCAACTTCTAAAGTGAACTTTTCATTTGCAGTTTGAAGTACTGCTTGTTCATTTTCAGGGTCGATTGATTCAACTTTGAAAGGAGCTGCAACCGTTACAGGTTCTTTGTTAGCTGGGGTGAAGGCATAAGCAGCAGTTAGAGCACTAACTACTCCTACGAATCCCATGGATTTGACTATGTTGGCTTTTATGTTCATACTTATCTCCGCATTTGATGCAAACCGCCTAGACTCTGACCCCTATGGCGGTTTTTGTTTGTCGATGAGATAATAATGAACCAAAAGTTCACTTATGTAAAGTACCAAAAGTATATTTTTGTGAACTGAAAATTCATTTTTAAAAAAATAAACCCATCTGTATGATGGGTTTAGACTTTTTTATTAGGTGTTAGTGAGATAGTGGTTTACATTTATCGCTATAGATGTTTTTAAAGTTTACTTTTTTATCTTTGTTACCAATTAAATTATCTTTGTAAAACTCCTTATCAACAACTTCATAAATTGTGTTAAAAATTATGCCTTTGAGTACATTTTTATCATTAATTAACCATGACTGTTTATAGTAAATCCCATTATAAATAGATGAATGATTTTCAATGCTTTCATTGAATTCTATGTCACGTTTTGCATGCTCAGTGGCGTAATCATCTAAAAGGTGCATACCAATATCATAAAACTTTGGTGCATCATCAATTTCTGCTAAGTAATCTGCAATTGAGGCGCAATACAAATACTTTGCTCCATCCATAGCTTTGCTTTCTGCATCTGATTCAGTTATATATAAAGACACCCAATTAGATCTATCTGAGTCAAACAAAAACTCAGTTAATTTATCAAAATTATCAATTTCATAGCCGAATGCATAACTGTCTTCTGCATGCACAATGCCAGAAAAAGTTAGCAAAAGGGAGATAATATATTTTTTCATAAAACTACCATCTTTCTAAAACTGACCAATTCCAAACCCAACCAATAATTTCAATATCATTTGCAGCTTCGAGTGCTGAAATAACTTCATCTTCATAGGCAGGATTATGACTACGGATAATCAAACCGCCATCGGGTCGTGGAATTAGGTATTTAACTCGGAATAACTGACCATGACGGAATGCATATATTTTCCCTTCTCTGATTTCTTTTTTACTTCTATCAACAGCTATAGTTGATCCTGCCGCAATTTTATCCTCCATACTGTCACCTACCAAAGTCATGCAAATGCTTTGACTTTGCGAGGCTCCGCTTTTTCGAGCAGCCGTTTTTCTGTACTTAAGTTTTCTGCGCCCATCATCGTACTGCTCGTATGATCCATGCCCACCAGTGAACTCAATGTCTTTATAGTATGGGATCTCAAATTCATCTTCATCTAATGGGGTATTGCTATCCCAGAATTCAATACCTTGGGTTTTAACTTGGTCAATTGGTTGTCCATCATGTCCTCTTGATGGCCCTTTCCCATTTCCAGTCAAAAGCCATTCAACACTAACTTCTAACCATAAAGCTAAGTCTATGATTCTTTTGGTGTCAGGAATTGAGTCAGCATTTAGCCACTTACCAGCAGCTTTTGGAGTGACACCAAAAACTTTAGCAAGTTCTGTCGCTCTGCCCCTTTCTTGGAGTCCTTTATTTTCAAGGGCAAGATTTAATCTTTTTGAAAATTCAAATTGATGGTCAGTCATAAAAAAAATACCAGGGAACTTAAAGTTCATATTAATACTTATTGAAAGAAGTATCAGTTCTTGATAGAGTTGAACTAAAAGTTCATATTGAGGGTTAAAATGAACCTAAAGTTTCATATCGATAGGGCCGGTGGTGTTTATACGGTCGCTGCATGGATCAACTTAAGTCCAAGATCTATATACAAATGGATTAAGAAGGATGAGTTGCCAAACACAGAATACTCTGGACGTACAAAGTATTCAGAAATCATTGAGATAAACACCAAAGGTAAGGTTAAGAAAGTTGATCTTTTAGATGCAGGAAAACCAAAACCATGTTTGGAGGTGCTTCGATGACTGAAAAATTAACCGCAAGCATCACACATAAATGCACAGATGAAGAAAAGATTCTTTTAGAGCGTATAGCTAAGTCACGAAAAATGACGCTTTCAGAATTAATGAGAGACGCTGGCATGAAGATCATCCAAGAAGTAGAGGAGTTGCTTAGAAGTCTACAGGCTGAGTTTGATCTGACCACAGTTACCGAAGATACAAGGAATACTGGTGAATTTGAATTGATGCCATCTCCGCCTTTAAGAGATGTGACACCAAAACACACAGGCACAAAAAAGGCCCAACTGCGGGAACAGTTGAACCTAATTTGCCATTCCACTGCAAAACAATGAAATGAGAAGTGAAATATGAATTTAGCACAAGAGTTACCCGAACAGCAACAAGAACCTAAACACTCAATCTTTAATTGCGATTTATGCAAGAACGAAGTGAGTTTCGCTCCAGCTTTTCAAGTGGATGATATGTATTTTTGTCTTAAGTGCGTGAAAAGAATCGCCTTTGGATATTTTGAACATATTGATAAACGGTATGAGGCTAACTACTACGAAGAACAGTTTAATTCTGAAATGAAGTATCGCTCGTCTCTAAATCCGAACCGCTATAAGAAGAAAAAAATTGGGCAAGGTACACGTATGAAAGTCTATGAACGGGATGGCTTTAAATGTGTGACGTGTGGAACGCAACAAAATCTTACGCTTGATCATATTAAGCCTGAGATTCTTGGCGGAGAGTCAACAATTGAAAACCTCCAAACGATGTGTAAGGCGTGTAACTCAAGAAAAGGAGCTAGATATGTCGAAACTCCTAATCAATGAGTCGCCATTACAAGTTCAGCCCTCATTAGCTATGGCTATCGGCTTGAATGAAGCAATTTTCTTGCAACAGTTGCATTACTGGGTTGGGACTTCTCGATTTATTCGTGATGGACAAAGGTGGGTTTACAACACTTATTCAGACTGGTTATTGCAGTTGAAATACATGTCACTACCGACCCTAAAAAGAACCATTAAATCTCTAAAAGAGAAGAAATTGGTACGTGTTGAACGTTTCGATAAATTGCGTTCCAACCAAGTTAATTACTATTCAATTGACTATGAAACGTTAGCGATTATTAGTGAAAACATTGCTCAAGCTATTGATTCTATTGATCAGCTCAAAATGAGCCAGTCGATTAGCTCAAATTGCACCAATGCAGTAGCTCAAAATGAGCCAGTCGATCAGCTCAAAATGAGCCAATCTCCATTAGCTCAAAATGAGCCAATGTATACAAGAGAATACCAAGAGACTACTCAAGAGATTACCAATAAAAAGGCAAAGCCTAAATTTTCTTTAGAAGAAGCATCTTCTGTTGAATTGCCAGAAGGTGTTAGTCGTGAGCTTTGGGTTGGTTACATCGAAATGCGCTTTAGCATGAATAAAAAACCTACTCCAAAAGCGGTTGAGATTGCTATCAAAGACCTTGAGAAATGGGGGGCTGATAAAGCAAACCAATCTTTGAAAAACTCTATCACAAGCAACTGGACTGGATTATTTGAGCCTAAACAAGCTGTACAAACCTATGCAAGTGCTTACTCAAAAAATTCTCCACGCAACGTAAATGATGCTTGGGCTAACAACCCAGTTCAATACACCAAGACGCTTGAGGAAGCTGAAATACCGGAGGACTGGGTATGAACGCAATGCTTAATCCAGAAGTTATTCAAGGTTCAGGTTTCTGCACTAAACACAACACGAAAGAAATCATCATGGGAGGCTTCCAAGGCTGTCCACAATGTGCAATCGAATATGTGAATGCAGCAAACAAGCAACATGATTTTGAAGTTCAAAAGTCTGTACGTGAAAAACACTTTGCAGGCGCAATGATTCCAGATCGCTACAAGGAAGCAGGATTTAAAAACTATCGTCGTGATCATGACGGGCAGATTGAGGCTTACAACCTAACTACAGCGTATGCACGTGAAATTTTAAAGGGCGAAGTCGAAAACCTAGTCATGGTCGGAAGTACTGGAACAGGAAAAACACATTTGGCGTGTGCAACTGCAAGAACGCTTTTAGCCAAAGGCAACTATGCACGCTACATCACAAGCGAAGAATTGGCTCAACGCATCATGAAAGCGTGGGACAAGGACACAAAAGATCAATCAGAGCAGTCAGTAATTTATGAGTTCACGACATATGACTTGCTCATTCTTGACGAGTACGGATTGCATGACCGTGATAAGCGCTTAGAGCTAGTGCACAAAGTTCTTTATTCGCGCTATGACGCATGCAAAGCAACGATGCTCATTTCAAACATGACACTAGAACAACTCAAAAATGATTTGGGTGATCGCCTTTGGTCACGTTTCCAACATGGCGGACTCACAACCATTGAGTGCAACTGGAAAGATGCGAGGGCGGTATGAAATCAGTTAAGAAAAGCTTAGTTGCTGAATGGGAAATCATTTCAATGGCTGAATGGCTAGAAGGTTTGGGCAGAGAGCCAACCGATCAGGAGCTTATTGAAACTTACAAGGGAACCTTCTTTCCACTGTATCTAACCCGTCGTGTTGATAAGAAATAAATCTGGTCTTTAACCATTACAACCACCTTGCATGGTGATGATGGAACTGTTTCAGAGTGTGAGATGGAATGGAAATTTAACAAGCCAATGTCGATGAATGAAGTCCTTAACGGTGCTAAGCACATCAAAGTTCAAGACGGAAATTTCACAAAGCGTTGGGAAGGTGTCACTAAGCAATGGCTTCGAGAAATGGATAAGGACTATGACGATTCATTCAAGGCTGTCAAAGCGGTAGCTGTTGCACGTTGTACAGCAATGGTTAAGCAGGTCAATGGAGCAGCAAAGTTACTCAATAGCTTGATTGGTCATCTGGAGAAAGTCGCATGAGTATTTATCAGAAAGTAATGGAATCTAAGCAATTAGCATCTGAGGTTCATGAATTTTTGGCTTCTGGTGGTCAAATTAAAACTTATCAAGGATGTGAATTTACACACAAACCAGAGCACACAACACGCTTTTTAGCAAAAAAAGCTTCTCGAATTGAGAAGTTCAGAATTTTTAGATGGGTTTTGCAAGAGGAAGAAATCGGCACTCGCAGAAAACAACTTGCAGAAGAAACAGGAATTTCAATTAAACGGATTAGATCGATTGTTGGTGAAAACTCACCTTCACATATGACACGTGAAGAATATCGATTACTGATTGCCGCAATTAAAAGAATCGAGAACGGGGGCTAAATCATGAGAATGACAGAAGAACAGCTAGAAGCAATTCAAAACAAGCGAAATAACGCACAAAAAGGCACATTACAGCACGATAAAAGCAAAAGTGATGCAAGGGTAGCGGAACAATTAAATGAAGCTAATACAAGCGAAATTAGAGCGTTTTTCGAAGATGGCTTAAAAGTCATTTTAGATTGTGAAATTAAAACTGCACCACCGTCAGTAAATCACTACTGGGTAGCTTCTGGGAAAAGAAGATTTTTAAGCAATAAAGCACGAGATTTTCATGAGTTGGTTCGCCAAGTTGTACCGGCTCATAAATCAACTGCACGACTCAAATTAGAAGTGACTTTTCATTTCCCTACACGTCAATGTCGAGACATCGATAACTACCTAAAAGCGACTATCGATAGCTTAGTGAAATGTGGGTTATGTGTGGACGATGAACAGTTCGATGAGCTTCTAGTAAAGCGTGGAAATGTCATCAAAGGCGGGCTTATTAAGCTCAAGGTTAGCGAGGTCTAGGAGATGAATATGCGTGTTGATAGTACAGCTTTTACAGACGACCCTCGCGCACGCGCGCGTTTTATCGAATCTAGAAAAAAAGCCAAAGAATTCTTGCGCCAACGCCGAGGCTATAAACGTCCAGACTTCAACCGCATGATTCTAGATTTACGCAACCTTGGATGGTCACACGAAAAGATTGCATACGTTCTTGATGTGTCGGGTGGTAGCACTGTTTCCTCTTGGTCTACTGGATCCATTCCAGAGTACATACACGGTGAACAATTCATCATGTTGTGGCAAGAGCAAACAGGCTTAGAACGCGTACCACGTGAAGGCGAATGGCAAACATATAAATACGATATTGGGCAGCTAGATCTACTTGAAACGCTAGACGTATTTGCTGCTCAGTTAGATGAGGAATTACAACAATGAAACCAGAGCAGTTTATTCGTGAGCAGGGGTTGCCAGAGGCTAAGCAAATTTTAGAAATGGCGCCAGAAGATGCAACTCACTACGAGCTTAATGTTGATGGTGATTTCTACTTCAAGCAGGAAAGATTTGACTGGTTCTGCTTCGGTGGTGGCGAGCTAATCAAAACATACATGGATGAGTATGAGACACAGCATTTGATTCCTTTAAGTTTCCTCAATCGTCTGGTGGAGTCTTTGGACATTATCGAATTTCACGAAGGTATTAGTGGAGCAAAGCTAGTTTATAAGCTCAGACCATCAGATGCAGAAGGTGTTGATCTCTGGGTGAGATTGGAGCGCGCTATCAAAGACCACGAATCAATATACGGAGAAGAACAATGAGCACTAAGTATATTAAAAAAGAATTGAGCAAAAAGGGCTATGAGCTTCTAGACCTTAAATTATTGCGTGGCAATGGTTTTTGTGAAACGGAATGGCTGTTCTTAGTTCCTGCTGAGCAGCGTCAAAAGATTATTGAACTAGGTTCTGATTTCTTCTGCCATCAAGACTTTTCTGACGGTTACTTGGGTGGCAATTCGGATTACATCGAAGAGTGTCTAGAGATGCTGCCTGATTTAAAAGGAGCCAGCCATGAGTGAG